TGATCGTCAGCTTCCTCGAAGAGAGCGACTACGGCCACCCCGAGGACTACGAACCATCCGCCGAGAACACGGCCACGTTCGAGTTCAGCATCAGCGACCGCTACCCCACCTTCGTGGAGGACTACATCAACCCCGCGATCGACTGGTGGAACGCCCACGTCGAGACGGGCGACAGCCCCGCCTTCGACGAGAAGGCAGACGCCGAATACCTCAAGGGTATGCGCAAGGTCTCGCTGAACCCCGAGACGGACATCGAAGCGCTCATCGACGAGCTGCTTTCCCTTCAGGAGAAGGTCGATGTGGTTCATGGAACCGTCGCCAAGGAGGAGAAGCGCATCAAGTCGATCAAAGACCAGCTCAAGAAGTACGCGCAGGAGCGGATCGGCGACAAGGATACGTGCGAGATCAGGCATGGGCGCGTCACCTGCAAGCTCGCGAAGAGCACGTCCGTCAAACCCGACGAGAAGGCCATGAAAGCCGATGGCGTTTGGGAGAAGTACGCGAAGGAGAGCGAATCGACGCGCTTCACCGTATCGATCGCCGCAGAAGATTAAGGAGTTGAAACATGGCAAAGATCGGCCTAATCCAGGGTTTCCGCAACCTCGAAGTCGGCAATGCGCAGACCTTGAAGATCAAGAAGGTCTCCTACGAGGAGAAGTACATGAAGTGCAAGGTCACGTTCGCCGACGACGAGGGCCGCGCACTCACCGAGACCTACAGCTTCAAGGGCAAGAAGAAGGGCACGTACAACGAGGTCGCCCTCGGAATCTTCAGCACCATCGCGAAGTGCGCCACCCACGACTTCACCGACCGCGACATCGACCCCGAGGAGATCGAGGGGCTGTACATCGTCGCCGATGTCTGGGAGCAGGTCGTCGAGAACGACGAGGGCGAGGAGACTGGCCGCTACCTGCACGTCCGCAACTTCAAGGAAGCCGATGTCGAATCCGACGAGGACGAGGATGAAGTCGAGGACGACGAGGAAGAGGACGACGAAGACGACGACCTCTGGGATTAGCCATGCGGGAGTCCACCTTGCAGAAGCGCTGCCTTCAGTGGGTGTCCCGAGAGTACGAGGGGAAGCTGCTCGCTGTGAACATCCACGGCGGCGGCTACTCCAACAAGGGCTTCCCAGACCTGATCGTGTTCAGCTACGGAAGGGCCGTCGCGATCGAACTGAAGGCCGATAGCGGATACCAAGTGCAACCAGACCAGATCGTATGGCGCTCTAGGTTCCTCAAAGCGGGCATCCCGCACTACGTGATCCGAGACCTAGAGCAGTTCAAGACCACCATTAAGGAGGAGTTCAATGAAGCTGAAAGACAAATACAACGACCCTAGCAACATGGTCGAGTACATCCTCGACACCCACGACGGCGAGCGCGTCAAATCCGAGATGCCCGCCACCGTGGCAGAGGAGATCGTCCAACGTGCCGCCAAGCTCTCCGTGCGCGACGAGAAGGGCTTCGAGATCGCCGTCAACGATGAGATGTTCTTCCCGAAGGACATCTTCGATTTCGAGGAGGGCGAGGTCGATGGCCTGAAGCCCGCGAAGAAAGGCCGTCCCACGAAGGCAGACCTGCTGAAGGAAGCGGGCAAGGAGATGACCAACCCCCAACTCCAACAGGCCATCGATAACGCCAAACAGGAAAAGGCCGAGAAGCGCGGCAGCGAGGTGCAGCACGATGCCTACGCTGATGGAGAACATACCCGAGGAGCTGCGCGGTCTGCAACGCTGGGTATGCGCCAACGCCGACTCCAAGCGCCCCATGAGGTGCTACGAGGGCAAGGCGGCATCGGTGAGCAAGCCCAACACCTGGGGCGATTTCGACGAAGCGCTGAGCGCCGTCGAGCAGGGCATCTACGAGTACGCGGGCTTCGTCTTCGATGACGACGGCTACATCGGCATCGACATCGACCATGCCTTCGGCGACGACGGCATGCCGACAGACGAAGCCCTCGCAGCCGTGAAGGCTTGCCGCTCCTATACGGAGCTGAGCAAGAGCGGCAACGGGTTCCACATCATCTGCAAGGGGTCGCTGCCCTTCAGGGGCAAGAACAACCGCAAGGGATGGGAGATATACCGCGAAGCCCGCTACTTCGTGCTGACTGGGCGAACGGTGATGTTCTCGGAAATCGCCGAAGCCCAGGACGGCATCCAGTTCGTGCTCGACGAGCACTTCGCCGAGACGGAGGTCGAGGGCAAGGGCGATCGGCGCGACAAGATTTGGAAGCCGATCTGGAAGGTTGACGAGCGGACGGGGCGAATGTCCTGCACGTACGAGGAAATCGCCAGGGGCACAAGGCACCTGTCGCTCGTCAGCTATTGCGGCTACCTGCACAACTGCGGTGCCCACAAGTCGGCGGTCTACAAGGCCGCTCTGGCGGCGAACGACAAATACATACAGCCACCGATGCCAGAAGAGGAAGTGCGCCAGGTGGTCGATTCGGTCACGAGGTACAGGAGGTAGCAGATGGAAGAGATTCACGACCTGCTGGCCCCCGTTGACGAGCCGATCACCATGACGCGCAACGCAACCGAGCGCAGCAGGTACTGCGAGCAGATCGTGAGGACGTTCCTCAGATACAGGGCGTCAGAAGCGCGGGTCAGGCACGAGCTGAGCCAGTTCGACCTGGAAGCGCTCTACCAGGGACTCCGCAACGTATGCGAGAAAAGCGACTTCAAGGGCGTTGTGAGGGTTCACAAGCAAAACGACACGTTGATTCTCATAAGAGAGGTAAGGAAATGATTTCAATCAACCGAATCAAGCAGGACTACTTCGGCGGCGCGATCGAGCTGGACGTGCAAGCCGATTACCTTGACCTTTGCGAGATGTTTCCGAGTGGGAACATCGATCCCGTCAAGCTGCTCGGCCCTCTCGCCGAGAAGAAGCAGCCGAAGGTCGAGCGCGTCATCTTCAACGGCCCCGCAACGATCGTGTTCTGGGACGACGGCGAGAAGACCGTCGTGAAATGCCGCGAGTGCGAAAGCGGGTGCATTTTCGACAAGGACTTCGACGAGAACCCGTTCGAGACCATTGCTAGGAACATGATGTGCGGATTCAAGAGCGACCCCGAGAAGGCCGTCATGGCCGCGATGCTCAAGCGCCTGTACAAGAACTACCAGGACGTGCTCCGCGATGCCTTCGAAGGCGGTGAGCGATAATGTCACATTTTTCCGTGATGGTCATCTGCGACACCGTTGAAGAGCTTGAAACCATGCTCGCGCCTTACCAGGAAAACAACATGGGGGATTGCCCCAAGCAGTTCCTCGAATTCAATGACATTACCGAGGAGTACCGCGAAAAGTATTGCAAGGAATCGGTCGAATTCGTTCACACGAAGGATAATCGCCTGCTCCTACCGTGGGACGACGAATTCAGGGTACCTGGCGAATACGGTTACGGTACCAAGACCCACAAAGTGCCAGACGAGCTTCCCAGGGTGAACATCCCTTACAAAATCCTGTACAACTCCTTCGACGAATACATGCAGAACTGGTGCGGGGAGGAAAAAGACCCCGAGCGAGACCGTTATGGCTACTGGGAGAACCCGAATGCCAAATGGGACTGGTACCAGATAGGCGGTCGTTGGAAGGGCTTGCTGAAAGCCAAGAACGGCGAGCCGCGATCGGAGGGGTTGCTTTCCGATATGGACTTCTCCCCAGACCGAGAAGCCGCAAAGAAGGCTCTCGATAGGTGGGATCAGGTAGTCAATGGAATCGACCACGGTATCGACGAATACGTTTTCGACTCCAAGGAGTATTTCGAGAAGACTTACGGAAGCGCCGAGTTCTACGCGAAGAGCGAGAGCGAGTTCCGCACCTATGCCGTTATCACCCCTGATGGAAAATGGCACGCCAAGGGAGAAATGGGATGGTTCGGGTGCTCAAACGAAGATGCCGACGACGCACACGCTTGGATCGAGCATTACGCCGAAACCTTCATAGAACCCTATGCCGATCGGCACGCTTTTATCGTCGATTGTCACATCTAAGAGGTGAAACATGGCTAGAAGATTTGTTTTCAATTTCCCTCAATCGAAGTTCTCGTGCGCGAGCAACCGCGAGTACACGCGCCGAGGTCAGGCCGACCAGATCACACAGGAAGCGGCAGAAGCGTTCTCGGCGGCAGAACGCGGCGACGAGCGTGCCTACCTGGTCGAGTTGCTGGATTGCGTGCACGCATGCGAGACCGCTCTTTCGGAGTTCGACGAGGTAGCCATCGCCGAAGCGTGGCAGGAGGTCGTGAACAAGAACGCCGAGCGCGGCTACTACAGCGAGGACGCTATGGCTCTGTTCGTGCAAGACGAGCTGGCTCGCGACGACGTTAACCATCCCGCCCATTACACCCAGGGCAGGATCGAGAGCATCGACATCATCGAGCCGATCATCGACGGCCTTGAGGGCAAGCATGCCGCGCACCTCGCGAACGTGCTCAAGTACGCCCTCCGCGCTGGGAAGAAGGGCCTGACGAAAAT